TCATCATGTGCTACGGTAACCTGACCTGCCGCAACGCGGCTAAGCAGGGCAAGTTGACCGCCAAGACCGCCTAATCGGTTAAGGGAACAACTAGTTAATGGTGGGGGTTTCGACCCCCACCATTTTCTTATATAAAGGAAACATTAATGCCTAAGTACTATACTTTTCTGGACAACGGTATTCCAGGCCCTGCACCTAAGCCAAAGAAGGTTGGTCCTGCGGCTAAGCGTCCGCGTCCTGCTCGTGCTGGTGGTTCTAAGCCAATCCCAATGCCGTCTGCACGAAAGCCCAAGCCATCTGCATCTGTTCCAGCACAAAAGGCTCCAGCATTCCGTAAGTATCCAGAAGGCTACAATAAGCCCGCTCGCCCTATCACCAGAGCGGTTGCTAAGAAAAGGAAGATGAAGTAATGGCATCCAAAAAGAAGTCCGCTATTCAGGCTCGTCAGGGTCACCCGACTGGTATCATTGACGATACCGCTAAGAAGTTCGGTAAGGCTGCGTCTAAGGCCAAGGATGCTGTAAAGGTTGCTGCTAGTGCAACCAAAAAGGGAGAAAAGTTTCTAGTTAATCGTGAAGCACGAAAGCAGTATCCTCGCAAGTTTTACCCAAACCCTGATGAGCGTACCGTATATCGTGATATGGTAAAGCGCAATATTCGTGAAGAGGGTGGCATTCTTGCTTATGGTTCTCCTCGTTCAAAGAAGACTCACCCAATAGCAAATGCTATTTATAAGAGTCGTAGAGAAGGTGGTCTTCCACCTATTTCCAAACGGGAAACTGCTAAACTTGTACCAAGGGTTCCTGCTGTTAAGCCGAAGCCAGCAAAAAAGCGTGGAGTAAAGTAATGGCATCTAAGATTCCAAACCCAATCCTTGACGCTATCGACAAAGCAATGAAGTCGGCTGGTATGACTGCCGCCAAGACTGCCGCCAAGACTGCAAAGAAGACTGCTAAGAAGGCCGCTGCACCCCGTCCTGTCACCGCTGCCAAGAAGGCAACAAAGAAGGCGGCAGCACCAAGGGCTGCTGCCCCAACGCGTTCCGAAAAGCAGATTCAAAACATTATGAATCATAATAATGTTGACCGTAAAACCGCTATTGAAATTGCTGGTTTGTCTCGGTCTGAGCGTCGTGAGTTTAATGCCAATTTGCATCGTGCGAAGACAGAGGCCGCGTCGGCGGAAAAGAAGGCTAACCGCGAAGCAACGCAGGCTCAGAATCGTATCGCTCATAGGGAGAAGAATGAGGCGAAGATGAATCGTTATGAGAAGTATAAGATGGAGAATCCGACGCCGCAGAAGCGTGCGCGTAAGAAGAAGGGTGCTAAGTAATGGCTAAAGGTGGCGGTAGCGGAGCGGGTAATGCAGTTAGAGAAATTGCTGAAAAGGCACTTCGGGATGCCCTGAAGGCAGCCAAGAAGACTAAGAAGACTACTTCCACGGCAACCACTACTTCGCGTGAAGCAAAGAAGGCTGCCAATAAGGCTGAGGCCGCGGCGCGCCGCGAGGCCGCCACTGTTGCAAGTCGCGCTGACCGCGCAGAACGCAAGGCTATTAACAGCAAGCGTTACAAGAGTATGCAGGAAACTGGTGTTGCGCAGGAATACGGCTATGGGAATCGCCGTATCACCAAGGCCAAGGAATACTACGCTGATGAACTCGATAAGATTTTCAAGGTTCTCGAAGGCACTGACAGGACGATTAATGTTTCTGGTAAGCGTCGTAGTGCGCTTTTGAAGGAACTTAAGAAGAATGAAGAGTATTTGGCTAAGGAAGGTTATAAGCCTCTTACTTTCGGCGAAAAGAAAACCATTGTTAAAGATTTTTTGAAGAGTACCAAAAAGGCTAATGAGGCTGCCGAAAAGCGTCTTACTGGTCTGGTTGAGTACACCAAGGGTCTTGAAAAGTCTGGTGGTCGTAAGGCTATTGTGGACCGTGGTGCGGCTCGCGCGTTGCAGCGCGAGATGCGCAAGGGTGGCACTAAGTTGCCTAGTATTCTTTCTGATGAGGTTCGTGCGTCGCGCGCGGCGACGACTCGCAAGTTGGAAAAACTCGAGGAAAAGGCACGCGATAAGCGTCTTGCCGACAAGGCTAAAGCAAAGATTGGTGCTGGTCGCGAGGGTGGCAAGAAGCAGCCCAAGAAGATTGTTGAGCAGGAGTCCAGCAAGCGGTTGCGTCGTGCGCAGGAAGCCAATGCCAAGGATGTTGTTGACCCACGCGTAAAGAAGATGTCTCCAGAGGAATACAAGCGTTTTAGGAAGCGTGAGGACGCAAACTGGAAGCGTTTGCGTAGCATCCCCAGCCCGTCTAATAAGCGTGGTATGTCTTCTGAGGAATCTTCTAAGCGTTTGAAGGAACTTGGTGACCAGTCGTTGAATCGTCGTCGTGAACCAAAGTTGCCTCCAGTTAAGCGTACTACTTGGGTTCGTAACAAGGAAGGCAAGTTGGTTCCTAAGTCCAAGCGGAAGTAATTATGGCCGCCCGTTTCAAGAAACCGCGGGACCCGCAGGAAACCAGTGAACGCAACAGAATGGCTGGACGCTTTCTGCGCGAAGCAGAAGCACGCAAACAATCTGCGCCAGCAGAAGAAAAGCCAGTTGACGAAGAATATAAACTGACCATTCAGGACTATATTAAGTATTCTCCGACGATTGCCAAAGAATTGGGCAAACAATCACCCCAGATTATTGCTGAGATGGTTAACCCCGTCGGTTCTGTCTCTGCCGAAAAGTTGGCTGGTGCTGTTGCGCCCGAGGTTTCTCGGGCTATGACTGGTCAGGGTTTTAAGCCGCAGCAGTTGGGTTCATTGCAAATGAACCCAAAGTTGGCTGCTTTAGCCAGAATGATTCCAGGGGCTACCGATGCTTTAACCAGTTCTGGTTTAGGTTCATTGTTCAGTGCAGATACGGCCTCCAAGGGATTGAAAAATCTAATGGGTTTGTCCCCTAAGGGTATTTCTAAGGGCGATTTGGCTTGGTTGGGGCTTTTCTATGGGCAGCCAGTTAAAAGCACCAAAAAGGTCCTTAATGCCGCTTCTAAGTTGATTCCTTAGGGAACATTGGGGCTATTATGATGAAGGGTTCTATTCCAGCGCACGCTTTGTATGGTCGTCCTGTGGACGGCTACCGCCTGTCGGCGGTTGCCGATGCCCGTATTGCTGCACCATCTGGACCGTATATTGGTCGCGGAGACAAGTGCGAAGGCAACGATGACACCTGTGGGGCAAACAAGGTGAAAAACCAGCGGTATTGTGCTGGGCATTTGAAGCAGGTTCGGGCTTTGGCTATTTTGGCTGACAAGATTGACGGGGACACCAGTGGCCTATAATCAGATGACGGCTGCCGCGTTGCGTCAGACGGTTCGAGATATCACGGATTTGGATGCTGAGGACCTTCCAGATTCCTTGTTGAACCTGTATTTGCGTGACGGTTATTACCGTATTTTGGACCTTGAGAAGCGTTGGCCTTTCTTGGAGAAAACTTTTACTTTTAATACGGTTGCTGAGCAGCGTGCGTATTCTATTTCGGCGTTTACCGCCGACCCGATGGCACAGATTGTGTCTATTGTGGATAATACGAATGTTGGTTTGCGTTTGGATATGGTTGGCTACGATATGGCGGAGACAACCTATGTGGGGTCGTATGACACTTCTGGTGACCCACTGTTTTATGCTGTTTGGGCTGGTCAGATTCATTTGTTTCCAAAACCGAACAATGTTCGTACTTTGACGGTTCGCGGTTATCGCGAACCTGTGGATTGGATTACGACCGAGGGTTATGTGGATGCGTCAGCGAATCTTCATTTCCCGTTGGCGTATTATGCGTGTAGCCGTGTCTATCAGCGTCTTGAGGACACTGTTATGGCGCAGGAGTATAAGCGTTCATTTGATGAGGGCGTGTCACTGGCGAGGGAAACTATTGCTAAGCCAACAAGTCATGCGCATCTGCGACTTAATGCTGGTCAAACTTCGGGTCGCCCGACTTTTAACGGCTGGTTGCAGATGATGGGTAAGAATCTGGGTCAGTAATGAGCCAGATTGCTATTACCGAAGTTTCAGATTTTACTGGTGGCTTAAACTTTCGTGCCGACCAGTTTCAGTTGGCTGCGTTCGAGTCACCTGATATGTTGAATGTTGAAATTGACCCTCGTGGCGGTGTTTTTAGCCGTGGTGGTCAGCATCGTTTGAACACTACTGCCGTGGCTGGCACTTGGTCACCCGAAAAGTTGTATCCGTTTTATGGGGATACGAATACGGTTATGTTGACGAACGCCAACAAGATTTGGCGTTCTACTGGCGGAAACTTCACTACGCTTCAGTCTTCTGCTGGCGTAGACATTACCTCGGTGAGTGCGCATGGTGCTTGTATGGCGCAGTGGGGAAAAACTATGTATATGGTTTGTGGCTCTGCTGGTAACGGTGGATATGTGTGGAAAACAACTGACACTTATGCTACTGCTTTGACGGCTAGCGGCAATAATCCCAACGCTTGGCAGACCACACCTGATGGTTCGCGTAAGATGCCAACCGCCGAACACATTATCGTTCATGCTAACAAAATGTTTATCGGATATGTTACCGAAGCATCCTTCGGCAACGCATCAGCAACTTATCCGAATCGTATTCGCTGGTCGTTGGAGAACTCTCCAGAAAACTGGGACGAGGATGACTATATTGATATTCAGGGTGGTGGGACTGGTATTACTGGTTTTGCTGTTGTGAACGGTCAGTTGGTTGTGTTCAAGCCCAGTGCCGTGTATTTGGTTTTGGGTTACGACTCGGCAACCTTTCAGGTTGTTGAACTGACCAACCGCATCGGCTGTCTTAGCCATCATGCTATTGCCCAAGCCGAAGATGGTGTTTACTGGTTTAGTCACAACCAAGGACTGTTTTACTATAATGGTTCTGGTATTCAGGATATGTTTAGTAACCTGCGTACGGCTATTGACCTAAATTATATTAATCCTGTTGTGCCTGATTCTGTTAGCGTTTCGTGGGTTGGTCGGCGTGTATGGGTTTCAGCCCCATACTCGACGACAACATCTGTTTCAAACCCAACAGTTAACTTTGTTCTTGACCCATCAATCCGTGGTGGTGTTTACACCCAGTTCCAAACCGCTGGCGGTGTTGGATTGATTGGTGGATGCGACTGGACCGATAGCACAAACACCGACTACAGATTGATGATTCACCCAACACAGGCATATGTTCTTAAGGTTGATTTGTATTCTGAGGAATCAGACAATATCACTGGCACGGAGACAGCCTTCAATAGTTACTATAAGACGCGTTGGTTTGATGGTGGAACCTATTTGCAGAAGAAAATGTTTCGCCGCCCAGATTTTGTTGTCAAGGAATCAAGTTTGGCACAAAACATTACCGTTAAAGTTTACCACGACTATTCAGAAGGTACTGGTAATGAGCGAAAGATTTTCACAATTACCCAAACACCCCCTGCCACTGGTTTATTGTGGGGTTCGGGCTTGTGGGGAGAAGACTGGTCGGTTGGTGCTATTAGTTCAACAGTCCAGAAGGGTCGCAACCTTGGGTTGGCGCGCAGCGTCCAACTTGAGTTTATCGGTCCAGCCAGCCAAAAATGGGGTGTCAATAGTATCGGTTACAAATATCAATCACGAAGGGTTAAGGGATAATGGCTACGCTTAATGTTCCTAATACATTTGTCAACGGCACACCTGCCGTTGCCACCGAAGTAAACGCAAACTTTAACGCC